GTAATAATATAACTGTTGAAGTAACACCTACTCCTACTACTGAAATTACTATTGATCGTGGTGTAGCTGGATCATCAGGTGCATCAGGCTATTCAGGCTATTCAGGTTTTAGTGGCGCAACTGGCGCTGGAATTTCAGGCATATCAGGGTATAGCGGATTTAGTGGTTATTCAGGCATAAATGGTGCTAGTGGTATTAGTGGGTTTTCAGGATATAGCGGAAGTGGCGTATCAGGATTTAGTGGAGCTTCAGGTGCTAGTGGCCTATCAGGTTTTAGTGGCGCGGTTGGCGCAAGTGGAATATCGGGCTTTAGTGGTATAAGCGGATATAGCGGATTAGGCATAAGCGGTTATAGCGGTTTTTCAGGCTATAGCGGACAACAAGGCACATCAATTAATATTATTGGAAGTGTTGCTAATCCTGCGGCTTTACCACCAAGCGCAAATATAAATGATGCATACATTGTTGATTCTAATGGTGATTTATATGTATGGGATGGATCATCTTGGATTAATGTAGGTCAAATTGTAGGGCCACCTGGCGCTAGTGGTATTTCAGGTTTTAGCGGATATAGTGGCGATTCAGGTATAAGTGGCTTTAGCGGTGATAGTGGCGCGTCAGGCATTTCAGGATATAGCGGTGAATCAGGTTATAGTGGCAATTCAGGTATTTCAGGCTTTAGTGGTGATAGTGGTATAAGCGGCTGGTCAGGTGAATCAGGTTATAGTGGCTATAGCGGTGAAGGCACAAGTGGATATAGTGGTTATAGTGGTGAAAGCGGATATAGTGGTGAAAGCGGCTATTCAGGTGAAAGCGGATATTCAGGTGATAGCGGCATTAGTGGATTTAGTGGTGATAGCGGAATTAGTGGTTTTAGTGGTGATAGCGGTATTAGCGGATGGTCAGGTGATAGCGGTATATCAGGATGGTCAGGCGAATCAGGTATAAGCGGTTATAGTGGCTATAGCGGCGATTCAGGTATTTCAGGCTATTCAGGTATTGGATTATATTTTCAAGGGGTGTGGGATTACAATGCCGCATATATTATTAATGACATTGTTACTTACGCTGATGAAACTTATATTGCAATTTTAAATGTTGCGCCTTTTGGCCTTTCGCCAAATATTAATCCTACTTCTTGGACTATATTTGTTTCAAGAGGTATAAGCGGTTATTCAGGTTTTAGTGGCTATAGTGGCGATAGCGGTATGTCAGGCGATTCAGGATATAGCGGTATTAGCGGATATTCAGGCGATAGCGGTATTAGCGGTTATAGCGGTTATAGTGGTATAAGCGGTTATAGCGGCGATTCAGGTATATCAGGATATAGTGGCTATAGCGGCTTTAGTGGCATTCCTGGATCATCATCCAGCTTTTTTGAATACCATGCAAACACAGGATCATTATCAGGTTATCCAGGCGATGGTGCTATTACTTGGGATAATGCAACTCAAATAAGTTCAACTATAGTTAATGTTTCACACCTTAATGAAAACAATGTTGATATAGATATTTATTTATCTTTATTACAACAAACGGAAGAATTTGTTATTCAAGATGCAAACGCAAGTGTTAATTCTCAAACATGGGTTATTAATGGAACGCCTGTTAATTACAATCCTGGCGGTGCAACTTCTTATTGGGCTTATCCTGTTGCTTTAGTTTCAAGTAGCGGCACAGGAACTACAAACTTTGCAAATAATCACAATTTAATATTTGCTCTTGTTAATGGTGTATCGGGCTATAGTGGTTATAGTGGCATATCAGGTTTTAGCGGTTATAGCGGCATTTCAGGCTATAGCGGCGATAGTGGTATATCAGGCTTTAGCGGTGATAGTGGCATTAGTGGATATTCAGGTGATAGTGGTATATCAGGCTTTTCAGGAATTAGTGGATATAGCGGCGATTCAGGAATTAGTGGATATAGTGGATCAGGCGTTAGTGGCTATAGTGGTTATTCAGGAATATCAGGATGGAGTGGTGATAGTGGCATAAGCGGTTATTCAGGCATATCAGGCTTTAGCGGAGCGTCAGGTATTTCAGGCTTTAGTGGTGATTCAGGAATTAGTGGTTATAGCGGTGCGTCAGGCATAAGCGGATATAGCGGCATTTCAGGATATTCAGGAAGTGGTATTAGTGGCTATTCAGGTTATAGTGGCACTAACGCAACTAGCACTTCAAGAGTTGTAACTGATTTCACTCCAACTGCTTCTCAAACTGTATTTACTGTTGCATATACTGTTGGATATTTAGATGTATTTAGAAATGGTGCTAAATTAGCTGATGCTGATGTAGTAGCAACAAATGGCACTACATTTACTATTAACCCTTGCACAGTAACCGATGTTGTTCAATCTGTTGCTTATACAGGTATTAATATTGGTGTGTCAGGATTTAGTGGGTTTTCAGGCTATAGCGGTTTTAGCGGCATTAGTGGGTATAGCGGTATATCAGGCGCGTCAGGTGATTCAGGCATATCAGGCTTTAGCGGAGCGTCAGGCATTAGTGGATATTCAGGCATATCAGGCTATAGTGGATCAGGCATAAGTGGATTTTCAGGTGCGTCAGGTATATCAGGTTATAGCGGCATTTCAGGCTATAGCGGAATTAATGGCACTAACGATATGGTTTATGATGCTTATACTGCAACTGCGGCTCAAACTTCATTTACAACAACACAAACTTATACTGCAAACAAAATTCAAGTTTCAGTTAATGGTTTAATACTTGTTAATGGTGTTGATTGCACAGTATCGGGCGGCACTACATTTACAACAACTGCATTAGCATTAAACGATAGGGTATTAGCAATTTATCCAATTTAAAGGATTAATATGAATAAGACAACACAAGAAGTTTTGGACTACTTAAAAAAGTATGACCAAAATCAATATAGATTTTTACTAACAAATAATTATGAGCGAGCGGTTTTTCTTAAAGGCGATCCAGTCTATCCTAGAGAAGCCACTCGTTATCTTTGGGCTAACCGCAATCTATTAGGCAAGAATATTCTTGAGATAGGTTGCTCCACAGGTTACGGCTCTCAATTCCTTCCAAATGATTCAAACTATATAGGTTTAGATTACGATCCTATTATTATTGGTGTCGCACGCGAACAGGAATGGGGCTTAAACGCATCTTTTACAAACGCTGATATTAACACCTATCCTTTAGCGCAATATGACACCATAATTGCTTTTGAATTTATTGAGCATATTGATAATGGCCTTGAAATGGCACAAAAACTTAAACAACATTGCAAGCGCCTTTTATTAACTACTCCGCATAATGAGCCTGTAGGTTTTTGGGGCGAGCATCATAAGCTTCATGGCTTAAACGAATCACACTTTCCCGACTTTCAATATAACTATATTAACGAACATGGCTACATTTCGGAAACTTTACCCGAAATTAATGACAAAAATAAATTTAATCTTATGATTATGCGGTGGGATCGTGGATAAGGTTCTTTGCTCGGTAGCCACTCGCGGTCGTTATCAAACTACTTTACCTTTAACGCTTAACGCTATAATTAATCAGACAAAAAAGGTTGATAAACTTGTTATTTTTGATGACAATGATGAGCCACAAGATATGCGAAAAGAGTTGGTTTATAGTTACTTTTTTCAAATGCTTGATATTAAAGGCATTCAATGGGAATGGGTTTATGCGCACAAAAAAGGTCAGCATCATATTCATCAAATGGCTAACACTATGGGTTTTGATTGGGTATGGCGCGTTGATGATGACGCAATACCCGAACCCAATGTCTTACAAACTTTATTTAATTACACAAGCAAAAAAGTAGGTGCAATAGGTGGCTCAATACTAACGCCGCCATTACAATTTGAAAGCTTTAAACCTACAGGCAAAATAGAAAATATAAATACAGAGCCTAATATGCAATGGTCATTTATTCATAAAGTAAAAGAAGTTGAGCATCTTCATTGTTCTTTTCTTTATCGAGCTGGGGTGCATGATTACAACACAGGGCTTTCAAGAGTAGCACATCGGGAAGAAACTTTATTTACTTATGGCTTATACCTAAAAGGGTATAAAATTCTTGCAGTTCCTAATGCAGTTAGTTGGCATCTTAAAAATCCTAATGGCGGTATTAGATCAGAAACAAATCAAAAACTATATGAGCAAGATGAATTAATATTTAGAAACACACTTAATTATAAAGATAAAAAGATTGTAGTTCTTAATTGCGGCATGGGTGATCATATTGTATTTAGTCATGTAATGCCTGACATTACAAATGCGGAAGTTTTTACTTGCTATCCTGACATAGTGCCTGGCCGTTCTATTGCTGAAGCTAAAGCTTTATTTGGTGATATAGAGCAATGGAATATTTATAGAAAAATGGCGCAATGGAAATGGACTAATAGTTTAGAAAATGCATATAGAAAAATGTATATATGATTATTATTAGCCCCTATTCTAAAGCTTTAAGAAGCGGCAAAACAAATGCAAAAAATTATCCTTACTGGAAGGAACTTATTAGACTAATTAAAGAACCAATAGTTCAAGTAGGAATAGAAGGTGAAGAACAATTAGTTGATGATTTTAGAAAAAACTTATCACTAAAAGAACTTGAAAGCCTTGTCAATGAGTGTAAGACATGGATAAGTTGCGATTCTTTTTTTCAACATTTTTCTTGGGATAAGAAAAAATATGGTATAGTATTGTGGTCGGTTTCTGATCCTTTGATATTTGGACACCCTGAAAATATTAATCTTATAAAGGATCGAAACAATTTGGTTCAAAACCAATTCCTATGGTGGGAACAAACGGAACATGATGCTAACAAATTTGTCAGTCCTGAAATAGTGATAGAAAGTTTGAATGCAAGATTTCCATGATACTATTGACGATCATTTCGATTTTCTACAAAATAAAACAATCAAAGATATTGGCGCTGATTACTTCGATGGTAAAAATTATTTGGTTATTTTACTATCTGATGGCTCTGTTGCTTATATATCTAGCGGCAACAATGATGGTAGCCTTTATTTGGCTATTGAAAAGCATCTTATCAATTAGTAGAAAGAAATGAAAATGAATATGGAAGAACATACAAAGCATTTATTAGATACAGTTTCGGGAGTTACGGCTCTTGGTGCAGTAATGAAATTTTTACCAGCAATAGCGGCTTTATTATCAATAGTTTGGTATTGCATCAGAATTTATGAGTGGGCGCGTTTAAAAATTAAAAAATAAAACGATGCCTTTAAAAGACAAAAGCAATCGATGTCAGTATTTAAGAGATTGGAAGGCAATCAATCGCGAAAAGAATTTATTTCAACAAGCGCAACATCGAGCAAAAACTAAAGGCATTGCGTTTGATATAGAAGTATCAGACATAGTTATCCCTAAAATTTGTCCTATTCTTGGACTTCCTTTAAAAAAATCGGTTGATGGAAATAGAGATTTAAGTCCTAGCCTTGATAGAATAGATAATTCTAAAGGTTATACAAAAGGCAATATTCAAGTAATATCATCTAAAGCTAATACAATGAAACATAATGCTGATAAAGAAGATTTAATTAACTTTTCTAATTGGGTAAAGGAAAATTATGGCAAGTAAATATAGTGAAGCAGGTAAGGGTTCAACTAATAAACTTAAACAAAAAAACTTGTATGACGAGAATTACGAAAAGATTTGGGGCAATAAAAAGAATAAACTTTATGAAGAACGCTATTATGATTCCGATGAAACAACTTCATGGGATCAAGATAAGATTGATATGATTGGCCTTAATGATAATACAGGCGATCATTACATTAAATAAAAAAGGGGCATAAAGCCCCTTAATTATTGGTGGATAAGTTTTTCTGAAGAACGCTATTCACCTTTTAAAATAACTATTTATTCATTACATACATAGTTACTTCAAAGCCAAAACGCATTTCTGTTGCTGAAGGTGTAGTCCACATAATATTTTCCCTTAATTAATAAATACTGCAATTTAATTATGGGCTACATTGTAGCTTACGCCATCAGTAAAATCATTAAAATGGTAGGTCAGCTTTATCTGATCCATTTATTGAAGTTACTTCAGCTTTAGGTTGAGGTTCTCTCATTGTTACCCAGCCATCAAAATTGACAGGGATGCTTTCTATGAGAAGTGAAGTTCCACCTTGTTTATTGCTCATTGCAACGCCAACTTTAGTCCAGCGAGCTTTTGTTTCGCCAGCCGCATTTTGATACTCGCCTGTTTTAGCGATTAGATCATGGGTTATTGCCATTTTTAATTTCCTTTAAGTTATTAACGATAGTTTCTATATCAGACAAAAAGGCGATCACCGCATTTTGCATGGTTTGGATGTATTCATCATCTCGATAAATACGCTTTACGAATCCCTGTAAATGATCAGGCATATCAGGATCATAAGATACAAGGTCGCAAAATTCTCTTTTTTCATTTCCGTTAGAGCCAGGCACGCAAGCTAATTGCCACATAACCTGATCATAATATTGGTCTAATTGTTTGCCACCCGTTAAAATATTGTCCAAGTGGTTTTCGGGATTGGGTATCTTAATTTCAATCAAAGAATTAGTAGAATCAACTAATCCGTCAGGTGAGCATTGGCCACCTTCAATAGTAGGATGTAGAACGATTGCTACCTGATCCACAAAGACATTATGCTTAACTTCAAACCAAGATCGTGCCAACGGCTCAAGATCAATACCCCTTTGCATTGCAGGCGTTTTATAGGTTTCTAATTTCTTACCTGTCAATCTTTCCCTAATAAGCTCATTCTTATATTTTCTTTTAGTTAAAGATTCAGCGCCACCTCGACCTTCAGTTAAAAGATCACTTATACGACTACCACCTATGCGGCCTATTCTTAAAGCCATCCATTCGGGGCTTCCCTGCTCTATACCTCTAATTATTCTATTCATAATTTAGGGCTTTGAATTTTGCCATAAAGAGGGGCTAATAAGTATTTATTACCAAGTTCTCTTTTAAGGGCTTCTATTCTTGTTTTACGAGCTTCTATAGCCATTAATTCTTGATCTGTATATGGTAGCTTTACTCCGTAAAAATTACTGTTTCTTGATCCGTCAATCATAGTTCCGCCTTTCTTTTATCTTTTGCATCAATAACTAATTTAGATAGGGTGCGATCATTCTTAACTTCGCCCATTACAAAATTATAATTAGCCTGGAGTTCCTCTAATGATTGTGATTGAGTAATTCTTTGAAGATAATCTGCCGCATTAAGAACTGCGGATTGACCATCATCATCGTCAGCATAAAGAGCAAGAAAACTAGAAATAGAATATCTGCGGATATAACTAATTGCAGAACCCAAACCTTGAGCATCTTGTTTTTGTATGGGGCAGACGGCAGTATCTTCCAACCACTCGCCCGAATTATGAATTAAACGAGTAGTTAAATGAAGTTTATTATCATCGGAAGGACTTAATGATTGAAGAATAGCAATATTATTATTATTGAGTGGCGCTTTAACGGCATCAATAACTGAATTAATATTGGCATACTTGGATTTATAATGAGGATTAGTTGAATCTTTAACGGCAAATCTAATTTCTTTTTGCGCCGCTACTAAAGCTTCAGCTATATGTTTAATGCTATCTGATGTTTTCATCTTATCTTATCCTAAAAAGTTTCGTTAAATTACATGCGATATTGTATCTTCATACGCCCATTTCGCAAAAGTATTTGTTTCATAGTTTTCAGCTATAAATTTTGCAATGCTTTTAATTTCCGCATCGTATAAATCTTTAATGCGGCCAATCTTGTCATCTTCACGATCATAAAGAATATTCTTTACTTTATTTTGAATTGCAACTTCATCGTAAAAATCAGAAAAAACTTCGGCATTAAAAGTAATATGATGCTCAATAAGCTCTTGTAAAGAGATATGAGGTTCTAGGTCTAAAAAATCAGGATCAGGATTCATCATAGTTCGAATATGAATCTTGTGTTGCATCTCTTGTTCTTGGTTGCTCATAGAAGCTCCAGTAACTTGTTGATTTATGGGTATTTTAAACCCATCTTCTTGTTTTGGCAACATATTATTTACCCAACCATTCAAAAACCATTGGAGTTAAGATATAAAGGCAAATAGCAAACCAAGCCCAAAATGCCGTAGCAAAAATACATCCGAGAATTAAGTCTTTTTTCATTTTGTCTTATCCTTTCTTATTCAATTTCTGATTTATAGGGATCAATCTGTGTTTGCACATACTCGTAATTACCACTTTGCGAATTATGCTTGAGTTTTGAATTGGGTGCAACAAATTCATATTT